TCTGCATGTCTACGTGCTGCAGGGTTTGCTTGTGGATCGTCAAGGATTTTTTTATCCTTTTCGATATGGTCTTCGATTGTTTTCATGTTACTCGTGTATGGTAAATGAATCTCTTACGAGAGTAAGTCCTGTAAAGTCACCATCAGGGTTTCCCAATTCATGCGATAATCTGGCAATCATGTACTTACCACTTTCAGGTGAGTTCTTAGCGAGACTTCTGTCAGTATTTATGTTGGGAAAATCGATCTTGAGTATCATTCCAACCCTAAGTGAGAGATTCATAGGAACTGTAATATCAAGCATTTGTGAGAATAAAGCAGAGTATCTTGCTGATGCTTGTGCTTGTGTCCTTGCTTGATCTTGAGGAGTTGCTAATTTTGCACCGTCTGCAGGGGTAGAAGTAGTTCCTTGATCAATTGTACCTAAGATAATTCTAGAGTAAAAATCTCTATAATCCTTAGGTGTCAGATCCTCATCATTTGCTTTCTTTACACTACTATTGTACTTGAAGTTGTGGAAGTGAACCTTACGGGTTATTATATCGTAATACCAATTTGCTGTGCTATAAGACCCTGCTCTCATTTTCTTTATAATATCATGACTCTCTTTGAAATTTGGTTCGCTTGCCAGCATAAAATTATTCTTAGGATCTAATCCTGTCTTATATGGTGTCATTTTATAGGCATCTTTCTGTGGTTTGCCATCAAATAAAGCATCTATACTCCTGAATTGATACCCATCCAATGTTTCAAAGAATAAAAATCCAGCAGATCCTGAGTTAGCACTACCTTTCGCTACAGTTAGGGGTATTGACTTTCTACATAAGTCTGCTATACATTTGAAAGGTCTCCTAAAATTACCAAAGAACTCACTGGTATTGGCAGTAGCATCCACTTCGACTTTTGCATCAATCAATTTCACAAGTTTTTTGACAGTATCTGATATAGAACCTGTATATTTCTTTGTTACTCTCGTAGTTTCATTTGATAATGCTGTCTTTGTCTCACATATCAGTGTGTATATCTCTTTCTTATTATCAATAGTGTGTCCTATAATATTAGATATGACTAATTCTAATACGACCTCTCCATCTTGACTTGGGTGCTCATACTTTAACAAGATTGCTGATCCACTTCTTACAGGTAGTTTATTGATAATACCCAAAGCATCCACTACACTTATTTCTACATGTAAAGCAGGGTCAATGATATCCTCATAATATTTGATATAACCTAATTGAAGACCTATGTCAAGAAAGTTTCCACCACGATTCTCAGGAAAAACTTTGAATTCCTTTATAACATGTCCTTTAGACCAGATCTTATTTTTGTTCATGCTGTTAGAGATGCAGTGAACTCAGCATATTTAGCTGCAGCAGAGTAGGCACTAATACCGTTTGTAGTCATGGTGGCAGGGGTATCATCAGAAACAACCTCTATTGAATCTCCTTGTGATTGATTGATAAGGAATATATTACCTGATGGTGCAAGTGCAATGTCGGTGCTATTTGGTGGTTCAAGATTGCTTGATAGATCTGTGTCTCCAGTAATTTTATTTTTCTTCAAATTTTTCTTTATTATTTGTCTAGGTGCAAATTTTTTTAGAGCATCATCAATGATTTTTAATGCCTTCTTAGCATCATTAAGTCTTATTTTAGTAGACTCTTTCGGTGATATTTTCATCAACTCATTCAAAGATCTGATCTGTTCTACAAGTTTAGATCTCTCTATACCTAACATTCTACTGAATGATCCAGTGTTCTTAGATGTAGGACCCATTTTTTTTAGGAATGCTGTTGCTGCCTCTACCTTTGTCAATGCCTCTCTAGAAAACGCACTAGGATCAAGAGTCACACCCTTTCCAGTTGATCTAGTAATCTCATTAATAATTGCACCTGCATTAGGATCATTCTCTAGTTTGAGTAATTCAGCATCACTTATTGTACCCTCTTGAATTTTCTTTAATTTCTTTTGTAGTTCAATATTCAACTTGTTTGCTTTTAGTTCTAACCTCTCTGCCTTAGATAGATTCCTAACCTCCAACCCTTTCTTACTTAGACTTGGTGCACCCTTTTGACCAGGTACTATGTTACCTCTTTTAGTCAAGAAAGGACTTTTACTCATTCTAGTAAGTAGTTCCTCTTTCTTTGCATCTTTGAAGAGCACTTGGAGTTGCTCTTTCAATGGTAATTTTTTGAATGATGCTGGTTTTTTCTTTATCAGTTCAAGAATTACTTTCTCAGATCCTCTTGATCTACCTCTAGTGAGCACTGCTAATGCTATAGCAGTTGCAACTGCTAATGTAATTCCAGTAGCTTGAACTGCAGGTCTTTGAAAGAAAGGTGTTTTAGGTTTTGGTATTATAGGTCGGGGTCTTGAAGAACCTGGTGACTCATCATCATCATCACGTCTCAATACTAATGCTGGTGCTAGACCTTCTAACTTGTCCAGAACTCTATCAAAATCATCAAGTGAATCAGCAAATGATGTTCTTTGTGTTCTAGTAATTGTCCTCTCCTCTTCAAATTGCCTTCTTCTGTTTGCACCAGTAAATAAATCTGCTAATCTACCACCTGCGAGACCTCCTATGATAGCACCACCAACACCACCTACTGCTGTACCAATAGGACCTCCTACTGCTGTGCCCAATATCGCACCATACTTAGCACCTGCAAGTGAACCTGCTAAACCACCTGCAGCACCAACACCTGCCTGTACATTATTTTGACCTTCTGCTTTTCTTCCTATAAAGTCTAATCCAGTTCCTACTATGGCAAGTGGTCTTGCAAGTCTACCTAGTCCACCTAATTGACTTGCCCTAGATACAGTTGCACCCCTCTGCAATCTTAATAAAGAACCAGGTGTTTTAGGAACCCTTGGTCTAAACAATTTTCTAGTAAATCCTAACCCTAATAAACCAAGTGCACCGCCTATACCGCCTGATATTTGCGAGTCTTTATCTCTTGACCCTATCGTTCTTAGTGTACGACCTCGTGCTTCTACGATCTTCCTTTTGAGATCAAGAGACTTCTTCTCCAGAGATCTCTCTACAGTTATTGCTGAAGAAAAATTTCTACTTAGAAATAAAGATGCCCTTGATACTTCACTTCCTAGTTTATCTACCTTCCTTCCTATCATGTAAAGGCACCCCATGTGCGAAGTGAAGCAGCAGCCTCAAATTTAGGAACACTCTTATCAAATTTTGTTCCCACTGACACAAAGGTAGGTCTAGCAGCAAGACCACTAAACAATGAATTATTTGTCTGATCAGGTGCACTGATATCAATTACACTTGTACCACCCTCACCTGTGTTAGAAATTATCTCATTACTCATCATCTCAATACTCATATTTGGTAGAAGACTTGTAGCACTGTCACTTATACCACTCTCTATCATATCCATTGAAATAAGACTTGATGTATTGTTGAACATGTTTGTAAAATTACTACCTTCTACATTGACATCTCCCTCAGTGACAGACTGATCAGCGAATGCTATTGAATTATCAGTTACGGGATCAATCTGACTAACCTCTTCTTTTTTACCAAAATTAAACAGATTCTTGATACCGTCAAAGAAACCACCTTTCTCTTCTTTCTCTTCAGATTCTTGAGTTATAACTTCAGATGTCAAGACATCCATATTATTAGGTTCTATTTCATTTTCTTCATTCTTCTTTTTCTTATCTGGTTCTTCATCAAAAACTTGTTCGTCAATAATACCTCTCCCTTCTTTTTTTCTCTCAAGTGATATACTAGATAAAATTGAATCAAATCTCGCAAGTATTACTCTAAATCTATCAACATCAGGTTTGTTTATTGTTTCTGAACCTCTTATAACTCTCGAAGCAGTCATTTGTCTTCTTCTATCAGCATTTTGATTTGAATTTACAAGACCAGGTAATATAAGTGATGCAGCAAGTGCAGCAGTGATAAGAAGAGGATTTTTCAGTTTTGAGGCACCTGCTACCCTAGTACCTATTGTGCCAACACCAGCACCTCTACCCAATAAACCACTACTTGCTAGTTTTGTTGTAACAACTGTGGTTATAACACTAAGAATCTCAGGACTCAATAATGCAGCAGCACCCCCTATACCTGCAGCACCCTCACCTAAGTTTCCTTTTTGAATCTGTGATAGACCATAAATTCCAAGTGCCCCTGCTGCTACCCTTCTTCCAAAACTCATGTTTAGAACTTGAAGATTTCTTGAGTCTTTTTGTAATATCTTTGTCTCCTCTCTATAATACTTCTTCTTCTCTCGTATATCTCGATTGATGAGGTCTCTCATCTCTTGCATACTATTGTTTATTGTCGTGAATTGTGATATAACACTACCTAATATTCTTCGTTGTGGTCTCTCTACATTGACTACATCTTCCTCAACCCTAGTAAGTCTTTCCAACGTAGAATCTAACCTACGATTGATAGCAATCATAGGTGTTTGTGGTTCAACTTGTCTAGAAGGCGTTTGCATTAGATGCTTGTCTCTGTTGTGCTTCTAATTTTTGTTTCTCAAGATACTTTACCAAATAATTAACATATACTTCTTTTTCCCATGGCATCATATTTTCTATATCACCTAGTGACCACTTATGATGTTGCATAAGTGAGAAGTTAGTTTCCAACATTGCATCAATGCTGGTGTGATATAGCATTATGCGAAAAAATTTGATAAACCCTCAATTACAACTTCAGAATCTTTCTTAGTTTTAGGATTATGTACTGTGCCCTTGTATTGCAACTTAGGCATTGTAGCAAAGAAATTCTCTATCATAGAGAATTGCTGAGAATTGAGTTGCTCAATAAATTTGACCAATTCTTTCTTAGTGCAATCTGACGCTGCCCATGCTTCATCAATCGTGAATATGGTGTCAATACAATCAACTACAGTATCAAACGCTTTATCAATTTTTTCATTATTTTCAAGTGATGCACCAACAAAGTTATTATCCAAAAACTGTTGCATTGATGGATATCTCATCTTTATAGTGATGTCATCATTTACCTTGATCATATCAGAATGCCCATCAGGGACTTCTAACTTGATTTCAGATAAACTGACCTTGAGTGGCACCTTAGTTTCATTATCATCTTGACATGTCACCAGTAATTCAACAGTTTCACCTATTGATTTACCTCGTATATTCAAAAACAAATACTCTAATTCAAAACTAGGTAGTTTCTCAACATCTACCCCACGGGTTATAATACATGACTTCAATACGCTCTTGAGTGTTGCACTGATGTCTGCATCATTTCCTCCTTCCAAGGCAATAAGTAAAATTTTCTCCTCTTTTACAAGAAAAGGTCTGTACTTTACTTTCTTTCCTGTAATAAGTTGCAATTCAAACGTAGGTGCAACGACCTTTGGTAAAGGCATAATATTATTGTTCAGTAACTTTATTTAGTACCGTATTTATACTGTTCTTATGTTTTTTTCGTTTGCATCAGATTCTGCTAGTATAGCACCCTTTCTAGACGCTCTTTGAGTGAAGTATTGTTCGTAGTTGAAGGTAATCGTCGTCTTGATCAATTCTGCTCTACCATACGCCAGTGGTGCAGCAACAATACTTGTAGGAAATGCATTTACAATATGATAGGTGATAGAACTTGGTAGTTGTAAGTTGAATCTACTGGTCTTATTCAACTTACTAAAGTTATCATTTGTGTCCTTACTGAATGCAGTGATTTCCATATTACATCTATACTCCTCAGGATACTTCATTCTCCTATATGCAGCACCCTTACTTGCTGTACCAACTCTGTCATCTACACTGCTACCAAAAGTGCCATCTCCTATCCTAGTAGGTGATATAAACTCCATCCATGCATTGAATACATCATTGGTATAGTAATCAGATTGCGAATAAAAAGTAAGTATTATATCTGGAAATCTCCTGAACGTAGCATAATTCTGAGATATACCCTGTCTCAATCCATCAACTTTAGCAGATTGTATGTCTGAACCTGGTAATACTGCCTCTGAACAGAACAGAGCAAGATATGTACCTGGATTGAATGAAGAGTCTGCACCACCATTTTGGTCATAGAAACCATGCTGGTTTATAAACCCTTTGAGTGCTGGTGTGCCATCAAAGTTTATCATTACATCATAATTATTATTCAATGCAGGTGTTATATTACCAAAACTTGTCGTTGGATCAGTAAGATTTACCGTTGGTAAGTAAAATCTACCAGATCTAAACGCATCTGCCCTCTGTGCCATCTAAATATATTGTGATTACATACTATGTATGTCATATAAAGGCAAATTCAGACCAAAAAACCATAAAAAGTATATGGGTGACTTTAGAGAGGTTATCTATAGGTCATCATGGGAACTGAAATTTATGCAGTATTGTGATACTAATAAGAGTATAGTGAAGTGGTCATCAGAAGAGATAGTAATACCATATAGATCACCTGTTGATAATAGGATGCACAGATACTTTCCTGATTTCTATGTGAAATACAGAGATGTAAAGGGTAATTATCAAGAAAAAGTGATAGAAATCAAACCTGCAAAACAAGTGAAAGAACCTAAAGTACAAAAGAGAAGAACTAAGAAGTATGTGACTGAAGTTTTTACCTATGCCACTAATAGGGCAAAGTGGGAAGCAGCAGAAGACTTTTGCAAGGATCGTAGGTGGCAGTTTCAAATACTAACGGAGAAAGAACTTGGAGTATAAAAACGTATTTCCAACATCAACAGTGGTGGGTCAACCCATCATAGGGGAGGTTTTATTATATCAATACTCTGCAAAGTATGCTCAGTCATTACCATACTACGATAAGAACCCCATGACTTACATTGTAGCGATGGAGAATAATGCCTTTTATGGTATAAATCTACATTATACTAAACCAGCAAACAGAGAGGGCACTTTGAATTACATCATAGGTGACAATGATTATACTAAGTTGCCAGGATTCAATAAATACCTAAGATCTTACGTAAAAGGCATGTTCCTACAACTTAAAGGTGAAGACTTGGATAAAGCACTGGGCATGCGTCTTGAGCAGTTTGTGACTGATCTTGGAAGTGTTGAAATATCATTGACAAATACAGCGATGAGGAGAGTGTTGAAATGAGCGATAATACCCCAATATCAATTTACAAGAATGATACCAACTTCAATAGAACATTAAGATGGTTGAAGCGTGGGGATTCTATGACCGATCAAATAGAATACAAAGTTGACGGTGTAAGATATTTTGATTACATTGATATTGACACTGCTAATGGTAATTTTGGAAGAACTACAAGAATAGAAAAATTAGTGGTAGGTTCGGATGGATTTTATAAATCTGTTACAGTTACAAGTAAGGAAGAGTTGAATAAATTGGCAAATGACGCTGAAAGGTCAAATGTCATTGGTAACCACTTGAAAGACTTATTACCTATAGAAGGAGCAAGAGAAGCATTTGAAGCATCTGGAATGTTAGAGGTAGCACAAGGTGACCAATCGTGGGTTGGAGCAATACCCATTCCTCCTACTGGAAGTACAGATGAAAATGTGAATAATAATGTGAATAATAATGATAATAAAGTAGAACCAACAGAAATATTTGGTAACATTTTCAAAATGAACTCACACCTAAAATACCCCGTTGACATGTTTATAGGAAATGAGGCAGGTGACGATAATCAAGGTTCACAGGATTATATCTTCATAGAACAATTCTTATATAAGGCACCACAAGCAGGTGTTGGAAGAGGAATTTATAAGGAAAATGATAAAGGTGAATTAGAAGATACAACTGGTCTACTTGGTGATACCCTTGAACAGGGAACATCAAGAGGAAGTAATATTACTGGTGATCCTATGGGTAGTTGTATATTACCTATACCTAATAGACTTGGAGTTAGTCAAGGTGTAAATTGGGGTGAAGGGAAAGCAAATGCTGTAGAATTAGGAGCGTTTCAAGCAGTATCAGGTGCCACTCGTAATTTATTGGACAAAAACAAAGGACTTGTAAAAACGGTTACAGATGGTTTCAATCAAGGAAAAAGTGTTTTCAATACAGTATCAAAAACATTGAGTAATAATGATGGTAGTCCAGATGCAGGTAATGTCATCAATGCAGTAATTGCAAAATCAGTGCTAGGAAGAATTGGTATAAACGTGGATACTGAGCAATTTATCACTAGAGAAACAGGTGCTGCAATAAACCCAAATTTAGAGTTGTTGTTTGGCGGACCTCAACTTAGAACATTTTCATTTGTATTCAACTTTGCTCCAAACAGCAGTAAAGAAGCAAAAGTAGTCAGACAGATACAAAGGTGGTTTAGACAGGGTATGTTACCACAAAAAACCACTAATTTTGGAAATGGTGGGTCATTATTCCTTGGATCTCCAAATGTCTTTAGAATATGTTATAAAAATAATAGAAGAAGAATAAAGGGTCTAAACACTTTCAAAATATGTGCATGTACATCAGTAGAAGTAGATTTTACTCCTGATGGTGTTTATCAGTCATATGATGATGTAGATGCAAATTCTATGCCTGTTAGAACTACAATGAAAGTTACTTTCAATGAGTTGACCCCAATCTTCGCTAATGATTACGATGATACGGAAGATCCAAGTGTAAAAGATCTTGATCTCAATGTCACAGGAGACAACAAGTTTACGGAGGATGATTTAGGATTCTAATGAATTATTTCGACTTATTTCCAAATGTAGAACTTCCTTC